GCAAAGAATCCTATCCAGCGATCCCGAGTCGGCTCCTTGCTTAATAGAAAGCCAAAAGTTGCGCCCAGCACACCTGTAAAAAGGATGTGTGAATGGTTCTTTATGCTTTCCAATACTTGACTAAGAAAGTCCATATACATCCCCTTTAGTCATACATCCCCCTATAAAATTGGCATTAAAAAAGAGCCTTTCGGCCCTACCGGTGGATCAGATGAATAGTCATTTGACATTGTGCCCCCTAAATTTTGGTAATAAAAAACCCTGATCTAATTAAAGATCAGGGCTGGTTGCGGTTTGTTGGGTGTTATTTAATAAAGCAGCTCAGGTAAATCAATAGCTAGGCGCTCAAACATTTTTTGATTTCCTGCTGCATTTGGATGAATAGAAACATCACGATATAGGCTAGAATCAGCGCGAATAGCAGAATCACCTTCGACTGGATACGGGTTGCTATCACGAGCTGTAGCAATATCAAATCTAGCCCCCTTAAATCCATTTTTCTCGATGAGCTCATTTATAGCCAGATGGTTGTTAGCCCCAGAGCAAGTCACATGATTAACATACATTTTAATGCCGTATTGTTCACACAATGCTTTCACGTTGTCCAAGTTTGCTTGTGTTACACCGCCATTGTGACCGTGACACCACAACAAAATATCTGGCTTAATATGCTTGGCTTCACTCTCGATTAGTAGCGGAACATTAAAGCCATTAGTTGAGCCTTGCGCACTAATAACAACATTGCCCTGTAGTAAATCTGTGAAACGGTACGCCCATCCCTCCACACCCGATGCCTCTTGTGCGGTAATTGAGTCCCCGACAATATAAACCTTCGGTCTGTTCTTTACCGAAACATCAAACTCATACATTGTAAATGGTGAGCCGGATTTCAAAGCTAAAGTGTAGTGTGCGAGCTGTATATCGCCCGTAGTTATGGAGTTCTTGATCATGCTGGTGCTTGCACCAGTGATGTAATCCATGATCTGGAAACTCTCTTGCAAACGATCAACATCAAGTCTGACAATGTACTGCTTTCCGACAACCAGCGGAATGGTAATAGGTGTACTGCTTAATAAGGTTGTTCCGTTTGTTGAATATTCTTGCAATAGCGCATTTGCAAAATCCACACGGAAGATACGCATTCCTGTGGTGAATTGACTTGTTGTTGCAATCTCTAAAACAGTGTTAGCAGCAAATGAAACCCGCATCATTGCTGAACGTTTATTTGCGTTGTAGATGCTCTTAAGTCTTAAGGTATTGGTTCTAATCGTACCACCCGAGTAAGAGCTACCGCCGATGGCTGTAGGCTTAACCTCACCTTTGTCAAAATCAAACGACCAATTAGATCCTGAATCCTCCCAATTGGTTTGTAAGGCCGATTGTTTGAAGTTGTCATGGTAGACGCTAATATATTCATGTTTTTTAGTTGTAACTTTATTCAGTTCAGTGATTTTTTCATCTAGCTGAATATCTTTATTTTTTAATGCTACCAGATCCCCGGCTAACATCTCCATGTTTGAATATTGCAGTTTCTTATATCTAAGAATCATCGGGATATAAAAGTTAGATGTAAAATCTGCCGCCACCACTGTTGCAGATGCACCTTCCTCTGGAGGTTGAGTTGACGCATAAAAGTTTACGAAACTCGTGTTTTGTGCTGAGTTTGTTGTAAATAAAAAACTGCCAGATGTTCTTTGATAAGCAAGAAAATAACCTGTTGGAACAAATAAGCCGTTACCGAACTCTGTAGTTACATTTGAAATTTCATTTTTGGTATTTACCAGCGAAGCAACCTTTTTAACTTTCGTAACAGATGTTGCTGAATTTACTTTATATAAGTAAATATCTGCTTTTCCGCTTGCAGGCATCAGAACATTTGCTGACTTCAAAAGGAAAGGGAAATCTTGCTTTGCAAACTGCACAACCGCAGAGGCCGATGAGACTGTTGCTGTCGTTAGGTTGTTTGGGTTTCTGTTTTCAGTCAGCAAGGTATCGGCTTCGACTGGGTAAATTAGTGGGTTACGGATATTCGCTTCAATATCACTAATGGTTTTTGAGCTAACACGCACATTAAACAAACCTGTACTATCTGTTTTAATGCCAAAACGGACATACGCTGCATTTGCAGGTGGTGAAAGTCTAACACCGTTTGTTAAAGTGCTTGTTCTTATGCCACTAATGAAATTCTTGTTTACATCATAAAAGCATGTACCAGCATCACCAAGACTACTACCTGGCGATCCTTCAACAACATACTGATAAAACGAATTCAGTAGAATAAAATTGCTGGTGTAAGAGAAACCACCTAAGGCTTGAACAACGCCATCATTGCGAAGATAACCGGAAACAAAATCAGCCTGGGCTAGAAGTAAAGTGTTTTTAGAAAAATCTACTGCCTCAGAAATTAATGTTTTTGTATAATTTTTCGCATTCGCTTCCGCTGCATTGGCTTTAGTGGTTGCGTCTACTGCTGCAAGATCCTTATCACTCAAGCCAGTATCGACCCAAGTACCAGTTACCGGCGTGACTCCTTCAGCACTGGTGCGATTCCAACGATATATTTTACGGGTATCATCGGCACGTGCGCGCATCTCAGCCACAGCCGGTTTTGCAGCAAGAAGTAGAGCTTCGGTTGTATAACCTTGATAAAAACCTTGTGCTACGACTTGATCAGCCTTGGCATTCAAGGCAGCTACAGCTGCAATACCATTATCTTCAATTTCTTTAATTGCCAATGGAGCTGATTTATATTGGTCGCCATAGCGCGGGGTTACAATCGCTTCCTCATTCACCGCCTTACCTAGATTATCCACATCAATATCGGCATTAATTAACTTTTCTCTTGTCACTGGTTGGTTAGCCATGTTCTTCTCCGGCATTAAAAAACCACCCGAAGGTGGCTGTTAAATCAAATTATTTATGTAGTCTTTGTCGTTGCTGTAGTAGCGGGTGTCATACTTGATCGCACTCACCCCTGTTTCAAAGGTAGCGCTCGGGGATTTCTCTTGGATTAAATAAGCCTCGCTTTCCTGATCACTGGCTTTGGTGATGCTGTATGTAGCATTCACCACCTTGTCTATAACTAGCGGCATGAGCGGTATGCGCGCCAACTCCACCCGATTTTCATCAAGCTGATTAACAATATTAATTACATCAACCGAGCCATCTTTGAGCTGCAAGTGAATGACATAGCTTTCTCCAGCTTCTAGGTTGATAGGATTATCCAGTGTTAAGACTGTATTGTTTTGTGCCTCTACTTCACCACTCCCAAGCATTTTAAAAACGTCATCAACGATAGCAATGCGGTCATTACGTGTCACCAGATCAGCTTCACCGTATGCAGTCAATTCAATGTTTTTACGATTGAACCGCATTTTATTCCAAGCGCGATGTGCTAAAAAATGCGCCTGAATTGCATTGGTTACACCGTTGCTTTCTATTGTCTTGTAATTAGACAGACCATCATGTGGCAACTTAATCACTGCTTCAGCGTAATCATCGGTTGCATCACGCCATTTAAATTCAACACCTTCATATTCCTCCTGCGTTCCAAACAGTTTCACTTTATTCGGACTTTCCGGCTTAATATTCCGGTGGTTGAACAAAATCAAAGAGTTTGGCGTCTCTTTCTCAAAAGTGAAAAAGTGCTTTCCATTCTCCCGGCGTGCGGTACAGAAAACCGCTTCGGCAACAGCAAAGGCCATCTCTTGATAACTGCTATTCTTGTTATCGAAAGTGTAATTAAACTCACATGCTTTTGGTGTGCCGAAATAAGCTTCCATTTCATCTGACACCTCATACAGCGACTGAACATCAATTTCCGATATATCAAAACGACCAATGAATGGATCGAGGGCCATGTTGATAATAATGTCTGCAAAGTTACTGGTTGGTATGCGCTCGGATGACTGGATGCCATTACGGTATGAGTAAAGCTTTCGAGTTAATGGCAGATTAAGCTCTGATGCATTGGTTCCTGATCCAATGGCAAGCCTTTTCAATCTGATCGTGGTGTCATGCTCATAAGTCAGTTTTTTCGTTTCATAGAAACTGTAAGCACTTTCAAATACCACATCATCAATCAGATTTGCGCTGCTGCCATTATCGTTAATACGCTTGGCACGGAAACGGAATTGACCGGTAAACGGCAATGTCTCACGTACTGTTGCCCCCACCTGGTCACGGTTGTTGGCCTTGCCTTGCATGGATATACCTGTTTTGTAGATTTGCCCAGTCGGTATACCATTGATGACTTGTTGGTAGTGGACTTCAATAGCAACCTGCTTGGCTCGATCCCCTTCATAAATGCCGTTGGCCGCCAAAAAGTTCAGCATCATGCCTTCGGTGTCTTTATTTCCAGCGTAGTACCAACCAATAAAGTTTTCGCTTGTGCCTTTGAATGTGATGCTTCGCCCAAGCATATCTGCAATCTGCTGCTGTGTAAGGCTCGATAAAAGAAGCCAATCTGGATTGACTGACGCAGGATTCACCAAGGTGATATCGTTGGCCGAGACCGATGAAATGGTGTATGTGCCACTTAGATCGATATTCTCATCATGATCTGTCAAGACAGCAGACAAAATACCGGTACCATCTGCTGACATTCGCCCAAAATTAATATTGGTCTCCATATAACTGGATGCCAGTTCAACTTCATAGAACCATGCTCCGGTTGAACCAGTCTTGGTAATGCTGGAAACAGAATATTCTCCCGCTAAATTTAATTGTCCTTCTACAGGATCATCAATCGTGAGCGAGGATATGCGAATTTTCTTATAGCTATCTGGATCACTGATATTTACAGAAGATGCAATTGTTAAAATACCAACGGCCGAAACATCCGTAGTGCCTGAAATATTGGAATTGGGTGCCGAGCCATAAATCGCATTCTCAATAATGATCTGCTCACCATTGATAAAGTGGTCATTAAAGTCAGCGTATGCATTCTGAGATTGATACAAGAATGCCGCTGTGATGCTATCCCAGGAATACTTATCTAGTTTTCCTTGCACAGTTGACCCTGAAACAGAAACCGTATTCCCGCTAAAACTCACACCTTTATAAACTTTCATGGCGTTATTTGGCGAAATCAACTTCTGTTTACCATCCACCGAACTCACCTGCTTTGCCACAATTGGCGCATCGGTAAATACTTCACCAATCTGAATCTGTGCAGCGCCGGTGGTCAGTGTGTTTGGCTCATAAATACTTAAGCTTGCCCCTTCAATTGTATTGATCGGGGTTTCACCTTCTTTGATTTGATTTGGATCAATCTCGAAGTATCCGGTGCCAATCGAAAGTAATGCTTCTTCAACCTGCACATTGTCTGCGTAGTAGCGGTACAGAGGTGCTATCAGATCCGGGATGGATTTTACATTCCCATATATATCTGGAACGCGCTCACTGGTGCGGTGCTTATTCTGGCGTGAAGCCAGACTGTTATTGCCAGACCCTGATGCCTGATCAGGAATCTCAGGCATGTTCATGTAGGTGTAAATGGCCAGAGCTGCTGATAGCACGGTTACCACAACCAAGAATATGGTAAGTGGATCCCCAGCATGGCAAAGCACAAAGTAATCACCATCTGCATGCAACAGTTGAAGTGCTTCTTCTCTGGTTTTTGGTGTTACATCGTTTTGAGCACAAATACTGTCTTTATAAAGTCGAGCTTCTGGGTATTCTTCCCGAATATTTAGCCAGTCTTTAAGTAGGCACTCATACTCTTTTTCATTAAATTCAGTCGGGTCAAGCTCATTGGGATAAATACGAAGCTTCATAAAATCTAAACCTTGAATAATTTCGCTCTAGAGACCGAAGTTCCTGAAAATGCACACCGATTTCAGATAAATGCAAAACACGACCACAATAAAAAAGCCCCACATGGGAGCTATTTAAAAGATTGGTCATCAAGACAATGCAGCCATCTTTCGGCCTCTCGATCCTTTTGTTTTTGATCGTGGTATCACGTGAAGCTTGGATGCTCTGCTTTAGATCACCAGTGAGACCTAAAAAGCTTGGCGAATAATCTTTTTCAAAGAGATACTGTGCGGCTTCAATCAGGAAATGGACGCAATGGTATTTTTTAGAGTCATATTGCCGATCCAGTAAAGCATCAATACTTTTCATATCAGTCCTCTCAGGTCTGGGTGGTCTTTGAAGTTATAGGTTCGACCTGTCTTGACACTATTTTTCCCAGAAGTTGCGGCCTCAAACGTGGTGGCCTGATGGTCCTGATTCATTTGTGCCACATAGAGACCACGGATCAATTCAATCGGTGTGGCCTTGGTGAGCACCATAGAGGCAGCATCAAAAGCAAACGAGCGATAAATTACCTGTGGCTTTTCGTCACTTGATGCATCCTCAATCAACTTGATCGACGGTGGCACCACTTCACCTAAATCCCCAACTGTGATTTTCAGGGATTGATCCAGATCATCAGAGGTATTGCCACGCTGAATCATCACCGGGATAAATTCAAACGTGGCCGGCTGGCCATTCTCCAGGGTGACAGACACACCATCTGGGTGATTGGTCACAAGTCGAATGGGATTAGGCCAAAGTGAATGACTGATTTCCAATGTTTCTAGTAAAACCACACTGGCCGCACTATCCAGATGAAAGTCTTTAATGTCATCAACGGTAATCATCACACCCCCAAGGCATCCGGGAAACTTTCATTCACCAGCTTCTCAAGTAAATTCAGCATCTCAAGTGGACTGCCAGATTCCCATAAGTCGATAATCTGCTGATCAAAGGCTAGATCACCGTTATTCAGTGGTTTACAGCGCACCTGAAACGATACGGAATAAATCACACCACTACGCTCACCCACTGACAGAGAATCAGCCACGAACTGGCAGGTATGATCCTGCGCTTCGGCTGAGTCAGTTATCAGTCGCCACAAAAATGGCTTTGGATTGAGTGTGTGCAATCGCCAAAATGCCCAGAAATACTGAGCATGGGTTTTGGTTTTAAGCAGCACAGACACATTGACCACATGCACGTTATTTACAAACATTCTTCGCTGACGGGCGAACCCGCCTTGAAGTTGCTGCTCTAACATGTTGTTACCAGGTGAAAATGAATACCCGGCTTGTAACGGGCATAATGCAAAACTGTTCACTATCGTTTAACTCCCGCTGTGGTATTGCGCTGTACCTGCTTTGACTCATACGAGTTTGGATTGCCTAGATTGCTCCAAGACTGCCTAATGCGCTTCTCAACAATATCAATCGTCACGGCACCATCAGCGCCTCGACTTTGTTCAGCCGTGTAGCCTGGTGGGACGTTGATATTGATTTGAGGGCCACCACCATTGTTATTGGCAATCATGTTTTTCAAGTCGGCATTGGTCCGACTATCAACAACACGCTCGCCTTTATCCAAAAGCCATGTGCCTTCTTTTGGGATGTTATCGATACCATCGTGGGCCATGCCTGCAATGGTTTGACCGGCGATTAGGCCGACGTTGGCGTAACCCATACCCATAATTAATGATGAATACATAGTCTTCTGAGCTAATGTTAGGGCTGATGGATCAGCCATTACCTGAGCTGCTGCTAAGTGCGTACTTACAAGAGCAGATCCTATTGCAAACATCTGCTGCATTAAGAACATAGCCTTGTATGCACCTGATTGCTCTCCCGCACTATCCTTAACCATCTGGGTCATATCTCCCCAAACAGCTCCGGCTTGAGATAGCAATGCACCATACATACCCATGGTATCTTCAAATTTTTGAAGCTCTAATTCCTTTACCTGTTGGTTATAATCAACATCAATTGCCGCCATCGCATCACGGTATTCTTGATGCGCTTCCAGTAGGGCTTCATAACGCTCATCATCGGTTGAATAAGTGTCACTGCTTAGAATGTCGCGCTCAACACCTACGCGCTGATTTTTGAGACCCGCTTGTGAATTAGCTCGATCATTTTCGATTGACCATAAGGCATAGTCACCTGCAGACATGGTGGCTCGCGCAAAGACATCATCAGCACCATAAGAAAGACCTTTGATTGCTTCCTGCATAGCCTGCTGCATTTCTAGTGCATGCCAGCGGGTTTTACGAAGCTCGATAGCGTATTGCTCATCTAGGAACTTAAGCTTGGCTTCTTTTACCTCCTCAGCAACCTTAATGTCGTTTTCCAAAATCTCTCGATCCATCTGGTATGCATATTCAAGCTTTTTCTCTTCCGACCATTTGAATTGATTGATCTCAAGATTTAGGCTTTTAAAATACGCGGCACGCTCTGCAGTGAATCTTTTTTCTACCAAAGCAAGGTATTTATTTTGCTCAGTTTGAGAGAATCCAGAACCTTTCACTAAATCAGCTTGCTCACTTTCATCCCAAAGTAAATTCTGGTATTCGGAAGCATAAGCTTTAGAAATTTGCTCACGATCACGTTTTTGCTGTTCAAGGATTCGGCTTTGCTCTAATAAAGCTTTATTGGCTCCAGCCGCCGCTTTTGCTGCCTCATTCTGTTTTTTAATCCATTCATCCGAGCCTTTGGTTACACCAGCCTGACTGTTTTGGATTTTTGCCATAGCAGAAACAGACTGATTAACAGCATCGTTATAAATACGATTAATAGAGTTTGCGACATCATCAGCAACTTGAGCATTATCCTGAGCCGCCATTTGAACGGGGCTGTCTTTGTTAATCTGGGCATTTGTTGCACCAAGAATAAATGCTTTCGTGAATCGAACACCTGGCAACTTATCAAGGAAATTTCCACCTTCAGCCGCCTTATCCACCATTGCTTTGGATTGGGTCGCCTGTGCAGCAAGACCTGCGATGCTATTGGTGAGCATTTTAACCACCGCGTAGACACCCATGCCGGTTGCGGCCACACCCTTAAATACCTCACCAAGTGTTTCACCAGCATCAGACATGAGATTTGTCTGCATGGTTGCATCAGATAGGCCATCACCAACCGAAACCAGCGCAGGCATCAAGCCCTGAATAAACTGATTTTTTACACCCTGAACCTGCAGATTAAGTAAATCCATTTGAACGCGAAGCTCATTCGCCTTAGCAATCGCCTGCTCATCCATAATGGCGCCAGCACGTTCCGCAGCATTAGCCCAATATTCAAACCCTTTACCACCATCTTTAAGCAATGGAATAAGGTTGGTTGTATCAGAGGCCATACTTTCTAAATAGAAAGACATTTGTTGCTGAGTGACGCCAGCTTCTTCGAGCTTATCTACATAAAGTTGAAGTGCTTTAGGACCAGAAAGATTTTGCATCTCAAGTGCTAGTTTTCTTGCACCTTCTGCCGATCCTTCTGTTTTAACTGCAATCTGTTCAAAGAAATCAACCGCACCACCCGAGCCAATCGTGATGAACTCACCAAGCTTCTCATTAAAGTCTTTTAGCTGATCTGAGAGCTTATCCATAGGGATACCCATGGTCTCAGCACCAACAGCCATCCTTTGAAATTCTTGTGTTGTTGCATTCGAAATAGAGGCGAATGTCTGAAGTTCACGAGCAGCATTTGAATACTCTCGCGCCATAGCAAAAACACCAGCGCCCACAGCAGCAGCACCAGAAACAGCGATAGCCCCATAAGTCAGAACGCTCTTTTTCATTGCATCAAAGCTAATTGCTGTCTGCTTTTCTGCTTCTTTAATTGGTGCCGTGAAGCCGGCAGTTCTAGTAACCAGATCAAGCGTCAGCGTTCCTAACTTGGTGCTCATATAAACCTCTAGGCAATAAAAAAAGCGCCCTTTCGGACGCTTTACTGTTTATCTTTTAAATCGTTAATTCCATTCCAAGCCACTTACATCAAATGTAAACTGCTTTTTTCCCTGCTGATAAAAGGGCACCTCAATTACTAATTTTTTGCTATTTTTCAGCTGGCTTATAATTTTGTTTTCGGTTTTATCATAAGCAACAAACAGTAAGTCCGAAGCATGACTATCAGGCTCAGACATGGTTATGGATTGCACTGCGCCACCATCAAACTTAAAAGCAGCCTCGCAATTTTGTGTTCCGCAAAGAATTTGACCTTTAGTGATACTCACCATCACATCAACTTCTGATCCGCGCTTTCTTAAGGCTAATATCAACTTTGATCCACCATTGTATGGAAAGTCAAAATCAACCGTATTGGTGCTAACTGTGGTTGCAAATTTAGACTCAATACCTCGCATCTCATCTTTGGATGTCTCGTATTGCCAATTTTTTGGTTTTACATTTTCCGATTCCGTTGCTTGAGTTGTCGACACCGCCCCTGATGATGTACCAGGTGTCTTATCAGAATACATCCAAATTATGGCAGCCAACCCCAAAATACCCACACACACCCAAGTCAAAACACTGGTTGCTTTTGGTTGTTTTGCTCCACACATCGGGCAACTTTCAGCCTTATCACTTACCGGCGCACCGCATTCCTTGCAAGGCTTTATAGCCATAACTCACCCCGAATATTAATTATTCAGGACAAGATACTAATTCCAACATAAAAAAACCACCTTAAGGGTGGTTTTAAATCTTGATGTTTTTACTTTAAATCCGATCTATCTATTTTTAGAATAGACTGATAAGTATTATTCAAATGCTCACGCATTCCTTTTAAGATCTTCCCCGGCCAACCATCAGATGTTACATCACCACTAAAACCAATATCTTTTGAGCCTTCGGTTATGATTTTAACCTGCGTTCCACCTTCGATAGACTTAAAATATACACCGCTGATTACATTCCAATCATGCGCGGTCATCCCGTGCTCACCAATCACCACGCCTTTTGCTTTATCTGCAACACGCAAAGAAAAGCCAGCATTCCCCAGCCCAATTTTTGCAGCATCATATATTTGGTCAGCATTATATCCATTAAAGTTCTCAACCTGCTGGTATTGAGACCAGCCTGTTTTACCCTCTACACTACCAAAATCAACAGTAGATGCATCTTTTGGTAGCATGCTTACAGTGGCACAACCACTTAAAAGTAAGCACGAAATCCCAGCAAACATTAATTTTTTCATATGAATACCTTCTTATTGGTAACCACAAGATACTAATTATTAGGTTAAAAAGAAACCAAGCTAACCTGATTTCTTCTTAATGGATTGCATGCGCTGCTCTTCAAAAGTTAGTTCTGGAACTTCCTCGTGAAGCATGAAAATTCGAGCATCTTCGATATGCTTATCTTCTGGTAGCTTCGAGTTTAAGTACCGCGCAAAAAGACGGCCAAACTCCTGTTCCAACCTCCTGCCTAAAAACAAGGTTCCCCGTTTTTGACGAAAAGCTCTCCAAGTTTGGAGCTCAGGATAACTCAGGTTTCTTCTGGCTTCTGCAATGGTTTTTCCGCCGATTCCGCAGCTGACGAGCTCGCAGTAGAATTCAGACTCTTCATCGAGATCCAGTACTTTCCCGTGAAGTTAATCACTTCATCTGCTGCCAGATACATGGCAATTTTGATTTCATCGGAAACGGTGCCCGTGCTTTTTAGATCTGGGAAGAATGGCTTGTCTTTGGCTTCATAGATGGACTGAACAAGCATTGCCGCACGATACTGTTCAATCGTGTGCTTCTCACCTTCTTTGAGACCTAAAATATCAGTGATGTTTGCAACCTCATCCGAAGAAAGCACTTTGACAAGGATTTCCCCTTCAAAGGTTTCACCATTTACATCACGAAATTTAATTGTCTTTTCAACAAGAGAGCCAATACCAACCGCTTTTTTTGCTTTTTCTAATGTTAATTTAGCCACCTGTAGCCACCACCTTAAATTCGTCAGTTACTTCAGTTTGGCGCTTCATTGGCACAGTATGGTTTACCAAGGAATCCGCATCAAATACCGGTGAGCCTTTACGCAGGATTGCGCGGAAAGATGACCATGTGCGATCTTCTGGAAGAGTCACAACACTGCCGGTAATTGTAGGAGGTGCATCACCATCAGACCAGCCCACATATACACCAACTTCCGCACGCTCAGCAGCAAGTTGCAGCAAAGTCATATGAGTTGCATTTTTAGGATCGGTGTCAATTTGAATTGAACCCTCACCCGGTGTAGTTAAACCCCAATCCGAAGTTGCCGTAGTTTCTTCTTCCAGGCAAGTTGTACTGATTTCAGTAGTACTGTCATCGCCAAGCACTAGAGCTTTGACGCAGTCCATTTTTGTAAGTGTTGGAGTATCGCCATGTAAAATCCATACATGCGTACCCTGAGATAAAACACCTTTCTTCGCCATGAGTAGCTACTCCTCAATTTTAGGCATAAAAAAAGCACCCGGTTGGGTGCTATGTGGGAAATTCTTTTTATCGATCTACAAACCAGTTTGAATCGAAACCGGTTCGGTACATCTTGCTGTCTGGATCACGCTCATTGCCACGCAAACCGGTTACAGTGCATGAATTATCAAGCTCAAATGCTTTACGAACCGCTTCACGGATATTTCGCAGGTCATCCGCATTCGTCGTATAGATATCAACCTGGATCGTCACATGATCGATATTTGCCGGGCAATCTAAATGATTTTGCGGAATACCAGAGATATCCTGCCAGACTAGGTACGGCGTTTTTGGCGTATCTGGCGCAAGTCCAAATTCAAATGCACGTAAAATCCCGCCAGATTCCAGATAGGACTTAACTTCATCACTTGCATTAAGCAATGGGAAAATAGGTGCTGTCATGAAATTTTACCCTTTGCAATCGCTGCCTCAATTGATTTCATAAATGATTTTGCAAATTCATCAGTAACTTTCTGAATGTTTTCAGATAAAGCTGGACGCATAAACGGCGTTGCAGGAATTTTACTTGTGCCAAATTCAATATAACGCCAGTAGACCGTTTCACCACCTGGTAAAGCAGCCAGCTTAGCCCGATCCGATTTGGCATTTACTGCAGCGCCTCCTCGAATACCAACACGCATGCGAATAGTTGAAAGAGACCTCGTTTTTCCAGCTCGAATGGTAATGTTTTTCTGGATATCTTCCCGAGTTGCAGGGTCATCAATATAAGCAGCACCTATCTTTGCCGAGAGCTCAACAATTTTCATTGCTTTACGGGCAGCTGCCATACCCTTTGATCTAACCTTTTTGATGTCTTTCAGCTCAGCTATTTTCTTATTGAACTCATCCAAGCCTTCAATATTTAAATCGACTGCTGCCATTCTGATTCACCTTCTGCAAGGTTGAGCGTCAACCACTCAAGACCGCTTTCATTATCTGGCACCGGATCACCGTCAATCTTCCAGTACTTATCCCGGAAATATAGACGCATGGTTGAATCAATCTGACTTGCCTTTGAGCTGTAACGAATGCGACAACGTGCGGTCATGCTTGAATCAATCGCTTGGGCTTGCAGCTGGTCGCGTGTAGATAAGGCCTCATGTTTCCCCCAAACCGTACAAAACTCTGTCCAGGCTTGAGTAATACGACCTGTGGTTTTATCTTGGGTTTCGGTAAAGGCTTCTATACGGATGCGATGTCTTAAAGGACCTGCTCTCAACTTACACCCCCAGATCTAAACGGTATGGATCAAGCAACCACAAAGCGCCTTTCGGCAACTCATTTACCGTGGTGCTGGTTTCATCTTCCCGATTTTCATAAAGACTACCTAAGATCAGTAAAATAGCAGCTTCAATAGATGGATTGATAACAATGCCCTGCATGGCCATTTTGGTATTGCGCTGAGCTTCTTTTTTAAGGTTTTCAGCCGCAGATAACAGCATATTTCTTGAGACTGGATCTGCAATAAGATTTGCTGCATCGCAACTCTCTTTATATTTCACAAGCTCATAATTTAGCTGGTCCAAACTGAGAGAAATCGCCTCTGTCCATGCAGCTGAAGTGGCATAAAAAAAGCGGTTCAAATATTGAGCCGCTTTATCTTCTGCTGAATTCAACTTAGCTAGGACATCACCGCCAGTATCTTCATCTACTCGCAAATGAACCATAGCTTTTTCAATGTTAATAACTGGCATGATATGACCTTACTTTGTTTTAGTTTCTTTAGCTTTTTCTTCTGCAGCGGCCTTGGCTTTCGCCTCTTCTTCTGCCTTTAACTTTTCCTCTTCAGCTTTCGCCTCAGCCTCGGCTTTTGCCTTAGCTTCTGCGTCCGCTTTGGCCTTAGCCTCTTTATCGGCTGCGGCTTTGGCTTTCTTTTCCGCATCAGCTTTGGCTTTATCAGCTGCTGCCCGTTCGGGATCAATCGCCAATTTTTTCTTGATGAGTTCGCCGGCCGTAATATCTGGAATCTCAGCCTCATCACCTTTGACGTAAACCTTGTTTCCAAGCATTGCAGCATCTAAGAATTTAATTTTCATTTTCTAAACTCCAAAGTGAAAGGGCCTGCTGGCCCCTTCATAGTTGTAATTAAGGTGCTGGTACAGGGAATGCACCTTTTACGAATGCTTCGGGGCGATACACAGCCAATGCCAGACGCTCTTCACAACGAATAGAGATCATGTTCTTCTCGAAGTCATCATCGTTTTCGGTTGAAATCACCACGTTTGCATCTTCACGGTCAAAGATTTGAGCGGCTTCAGCGAAACTACCGGTAAGGAAGTTTCCAGCCATTGCAGCGTGATTTGTTTCTGCCACCGGCAATCCCCATAAGCTTGGAGTATTTGGCGCAAACGGGTTGGTAAACAAGTATGCACCGGTGGTGTCTTTCAGTAATTCAATTGCTGTCCAGTCATTCATATGCAGCACATGACCTGTTGCAAATACATCTGCCAAAGCAGCTTGCAGCATGGCCAGACGCATAGTGTCTACACGAGTCGGTGATGCAATTGTAATTGGAGCTGAATAAGTAGTTGCCTGAGTATAGATACCATTTAGATTACTGCCCGTACCCGAACCAAACAGCAGCTGAGCATCTTCAACACGCTTTAAGCCATTCAATAAACGTCCATTAATGAAGCTCTGCAGTTGTGGCAGATCGTCAAGAATCTGCTTAGACGCTTTCAGCATGTGAGCAATTGTTTTCACACCTTCTAGCACTTCTTCGAATGTTAATTCTGAGTATGGCTTGGTGGTGTTTTCAGCCACTGGCGCAGCGTTATTGGTAAAGCCGGTTTCACGTAGGTAAGCAATCGCATTACTGGCTGTTTGACCTGGAGCCAGTAAGTCACGAATAGATAACCGCTGATTTGGTGCAGTGATGATTTGAGTTGAACCATCTACCGGATTTACTGCAAATGAAGTCAATGCAGCTCGTGGTACCGGCACGCTGATTCGTTTACCTTGTACGGCGTTACCGGCCATCGCAATAATGCGATCATCTTTAACAGCCAAGTCACCAGCACGTGCATTCACATCTTGGCCACCTTGATTACCACCACGTGCAAATAATTGCTCAGCTTCACCCAACTTCACCTGTAGGTCATTCTGGGCTACGCGCAAGTTGTTTAGATCAGTCAGCGTTTTATCTACTGCTTCTTTGGTTTCAGCAGATAGATCATTGGCTTTTTTCGCTTCATTTAAAGCATTTTCAGCCATTGGTTGAACTTTTTCAGTAAGCGCTTTAAGTTGATTATTTACTTCTTTAAGTGCCGCTGCAGCTTGGTCTTTAGTTTGATCAGTCATGATTTTCATCTCTCAAAAATAAGAAAACCGCCATATAGGCGGTCATAAAATTGCTATCAGGTTTTAAGTGCTAAATTTCTCAGTAGCGTTACGCATACTTTGAAGAACACTTTCGAGTACATCATTGCTAGCGCTTGGCGTAGCTTGGTTGGTAGCGCCAGGCGTACCCTTTAAATCTTGAATAAGTTCCCGTCGTGAGCTTCGAGACATTCCTGCTTT